CCCGTCTCTCCCCCCGGGGGCCCTGGGGAGGCCAGCGACGACCCGGCGGGGCAGATGGCTCTGCCGCTGCGATTGCCGCTGAACCTGGGCGGACCGGTCGAGGTTCGCGAGGGGCTGGCCTGGGACCCCGACACGCTGCGCCGATACGACTGGCTGGCCGAGTTCGCCGACGTTCCCGACGACGCGAGCCCGCCGCTGTGGATGAGCCTGCCGCCCGAGGACGCGGTCGACTCGTACGGGGCCGAGGCGATCGCCTGGATCGAGGAGGTCGAGCGCAAGCGGCTCCGGTGGTGGCAACGGCTCGCGATCACGCGGCAGCTGGAGCACCGCGCCGACGGCAGCCTCTGCCACCGCTCGATCGTGGAGTCGGCCTCGCGCCGTTCGGGCAAGAGCGTGCGCATGCGCGGCGTCGCGCTGTGGCGACTGGAGCACGGGCCGGGCCTGTTCGGCGAGACACAGCTCGCCATGCACACCGGCTCCGATATCCCGATCTGCCGCGAGATCCAGCGCGGCGCGTGGCGCTGGGCTGAGGCCCAGGGGTGGGAGGTCACGAAGGCCAACGGGAAGGAGGCCGTCGAGACGGTCAACGGCGACCGCTGGCTCGTGCGCTCCCAGGACGGCGTGTACGGCTATGACGTCACCTACGGCATGGTCGACGAGGGATGGAAGGTCAAGCCCGACACCGTCAGCGAGGGCCTGGAGCCAGCAACACTCGAGCGGCAGTCGCCGCAGGTCCACCAGACCTCGACGGCGCACCGTCGCGCGACCTCGCTGATGCGGGCCGCGATCGCCACCGCTCTCGCGACCGCTGACCCCACCGTCCTGCTCCTGGTGTGGGCGGCTCCGGCCGGGTCCGACCCTGGCGACCCGGCAGTCTGGCGCGCGGCGTCCCCGCACTGGTCGGAGGACCGCCGGCGGCTGATGGAGAGCAAGTACAACAAGGCTCTGGCCGGACACATCGACCCCGAGGCCGACGACCCCGACCCCATGGCCGGGTTCTGCGCGCAGTACCTGAACATGTGGCGGCTCAACGAGCGCCGCGTCGAGCGCGGCGAGGCCCTGGTCGACGTCGACGCCTGGGAGGCGTTGGCCGTCAACCAACCGGTGACGGCTCCGACGGCGGCCGCGATCGAGTCGTGGTTTTCCGACGGCGTCTCGCTCGCGCTCACACGTCCCGCCGGGAACGACACCGTCGTCTCGGTCACCGATCACCCGAACGTCGCTGGCGCCGTCGCGGCGATGCGCGCGGCCGGGTTCCGAGGCCGGGTGACGGTCGGCGCGAGCCTCGTCGACGACCCCGCGATGCGAGGCGTTCGGCACCGCAAGGGCGAGGGCCGCACCGTCGCGGCCGTCCAGGCGCTGAAAAACCAGCTGCGCGAGGGAGGCGTCGCCCACGACGGTGGCGAGCACCTCAGCGGCCAGGTGCTCGCGGTGCGAACGCTCGAAAGCGCCGACGGCCCGCGCGTGATCTCCACCGGCCGAGCCGACGCGATCAAGGCCGCCAGTTGGGCTGTCGCGCAAAGCCGCTTGGCCCGCCGCGCAAAGTCCCGCCTGGGGGTCCCCTCGGGCGTCTGATGCTTCCGGCGTGGGGTTCGTCTGGAACTGGTTGCGGGGGCAGGGTTCCCCGGTGGTCGCAGCGGCTGAGGCAGCGACCACCGGGCGGACCTTCTCGACGTCGATTGACTCTGGCGTCCTCTACGGCACGCCGACGCTCGACTCCTACATCCGCCGGTCTGGCAAGGTCGCGCGCAAGCTCGCGCTGACCGTCCCGGCGGTCAAGCGGGCCCGCGACATCATCGCCGGGTCCATCGGGCAGATGCCGATTCGCATGGTCGGCCCGGACGGCAAGGCCGTCGACTGGAGCCTGTTTGCCGCTCCCGAGGCTGGCGTCGCCGCCTCGATCACCTGGACCCGCGTCGCCGAGGACCTCCTGTTCGACGGGGTCGCGTGGCTCAGCGTCACCCACCTGGGGTGGCACGGTAAGCCGGTCGAGGTCGTCCGCCTCGACCCTGACACCGTCACCGTCCAGCCCGAGACCCGCGTGTTTCACGGGCAGCACGGCAACGGCTCGGCCGAGGTGTGGCCCGTCGACTCGCTGATGATCCGGATCGACTCCCCGAACCCGGCACTTCTCGAAGTTGGCGCGCGTGCGATCCGCACCTGTCTCGCGCTCGGCGACACGACCCTCAACGTCGCGTCGGGTCTGCCGCCGATGACCTACTTTGCGCCCGCAGACCCCGACGTCGACCCGTTCCCCGACGCCGAGACCGACGAGGAGGAGCAGGAGGAGATCCAGGCTCTGCTGGACGCCTGGGCTGCCCTGCGAGCGAAGAACGCGACCGGCTACGTCCCCGCCGCGCTCAAGCTGCACACGCTCGGTTGGAACCCCGAGCAGCTGCAGTTGACGAGCATGCGCGACCAGGCCGTCCTGGACATCGCGCGGCACACCAGCATTGACGCCGAGGAGTTCGGCGTCTCGACGACCAGCCGCACGTACCAGAACCAGCAGGACCGTCGACGCGATCGCCTCGACTTCACCCTCGGGCCCTACCTCACCGCGATGGAAGGCCGCCTCTCGCTGCCTGACGTGTCGCCGCGTGGCTACCGCGCGCAGATCGACCCGGCCGCGTTCCTCCGCGCCGACGACAAGACCCGCGCAGAGACCGACGCCGCCCTCGTCAAGGCCGAGATCCTCACGGTCGACGAGGTCCGGGAGCAGCGCGGCCTTCCGCCGCTGCCCGCGTCCGCCGCTGAGCGGACCCGCACCACCGAACCGGAACTCGAGGAGACATCCGCATGAGGAACCTGACCCTGACGTTCGCGGGCAACGCCGCCGACGACAGCCTGACGTTCGACCGCCAGGCGGCGGTGACGTTCGCGGTCAGCAAGGACGCGCGAACCATCACGGGGCTGGCCGTCCCGTACGGCGTCGTCGGGAACAACGGGTACGGCAGTTACCGGTTCACGAAGGGCAGCCTGGACTGGTCCAAGGTCAAGTACCTCACCCACCACGACTGGGAGCAGGCAGTCGGGACGGTCGAGTTCGAGGAGACCGACGAAGGCCTCCTGATGACGGCCAAGATCGCGCGCGGTTCGCGCGGCGACGAGGTGCTCGCGCTCACCGAGGCCGGGGTCTACGACGGCCTCTCGATCGGCCTCTCGAACGACTCCCGCTTCGAGCAGGACGACGACGGGGTCTTCAACTGCCTCAGCGGCACGGTCCTGGAGGTCAGCGGGACCCCCATCCCTGCCTTCAAAGATGCGCAGGTCCGAAGCGTCGCGGCGTCCGCCGCGCAGAGCAAGGAGAACATCAGGATGAAGTGCAACAAGTGCGGGAAGGCCCACGCCGACGGAATCGTCGAGTGCCAGGCCGCGCCGACGGCGGACGTCTTCAGCGCCGAGCAGGGCGCGAGCCTGGCGACCAAGGTCGACGAGCTGACGAAGAAGATCGACGGGCTGGCCGACATCAAGGTTCCCATCACCGGGGGCCCGCAGCTGCAGGTCAAGCACGAGCCCATCTACCGCTTCAGCGGCACCATCCCCGGCAAGCACGACTTCGCCGCCGACGTCATCGCGTCGGTCCACGGTGACGGCGAGGCGGGCAAGCGGGTCATGCAGTTCATGGGCGAGAGCCTCCTGACCCCCGAGGGCCTCAACTTCGTCGACACCGGCGACACCGCACCGGTCAACCCGGCCCGGTACCGCCCCGACATGTTCCTCGACGAGGGGCCGGCGCAGCCCACGCCGCTCTACACGTTCTTCTACAAGGGCGGCCTGTCCGACGTGACGCCGTTCTTCTACAGCAAGCTCGACGCGTACTCGGGTCTGCTGGCCGACCACACCGAGGGCACCGAGCCCGCGGCCGGAACTTTCGCCACCGAGACCGGGGCGACCGTCACCCCCAAGCCGATCTCGGGCAAGATCCACATCACGCGCGAGGTCCACGACCAGGGCGGCAACCCGCAGGTGAGCGGCCTGGTCTGGTCGAAGTTCCAGCGGGTCTTCCGGCAGATGCTGGAGACCAAGACCGCCGCCGCCGTGGCGGCTGGCGCGGCCTCCTACGCGCCGTTCGCGACGATCGCGGCCGGTGCGACCGGCAAGGTCGCGGGCGCGGCGCTTGAGGGCGGCGTGGTCGACCTGCAGTTCCTCGCCGACGGGTCGCGCTTCCGTAAGGCGTTCGGGCACGTCGACCTGTACAAGGCGCTGATCGCGGCCGAGGACACCTCGGGGCGCAAGCTCTACCCGATCATCAACCCGACCAACGCGAACGGTCAGGCGGCCAGCCTGTTCGGTCACATCAACGTCGGCGGGCTGAACATCGACCCGACGTGGTCGCTCGGGCCGACCTCGGCCAACGCGTCGAACTCCTACGTCGCCGACCCCTCGGCGGTCCACGTCTGGAACTCCGGCCTCACCAAGCTGGAGAAGCTGAACGAGGACGTCGAGGGCTACGACATCGGCGCGTGGGCGTACGTGGCCACCCACCTCTACGACGCAACCGGCATCCGCAAGGTTGCCTACGACCCGACGGCGTGACGGCGATGAGCGAGAGCAGCCACCCGGCCGAGATCGCGGCCGAGGCCGTGAAGGTCCGTCAGCGGATCAAGAACCCGAACCCGCCTGTGCCGGTGCCGCCGGTCAAGAAGCGGGTCAAGGCGACCGGGGCGTCGGAGACTGCGCCCTCGGCGTCCCGGTCCGGCAAGAAGAAGGCGGCGGCCAAGCCCGCCACCGAGGACTGAGAGGAGGGCAGAGGAGATGAAGCCGAACCTGGAGAAGGTCAAGGCCTACCTGGGCGCGACGACCGTCAATGACGACGTGGAGATCGCCTCTGCCCTCGCCTCGGAGACCGCCGCGCAGGCCCGGCGCTGCCGGGTCCCGGCGGACGATGCCGGCTGGCCAGCCGACCTCGCGGAGGCCCTGTGCCGCCGCGTCGCGGTCAACCTGGCCAACCGGGCGCTGCCGCTCGGCCTGCAGTCGGCGATCAGCGAGGTCGGTGTCGCACAGGCCCGCGTCGGCGGCGACGACCGCGAGGTTCGCAGGCTCGAGAAGCCCTTCCGGCGGCGCGGCGGCATCGGATGAGCCTCATTGTGCGCCAGGTGCTCGCCGCCGCCGCGAGCACGGTCGAGGGCGTCGACGTCGCGCAGAGGTTCCGGCAGGCCACCAAGCCTGGCAGCGGCATGGTCCGCTTCGGCGGCTGGACGCGCTCGACGAACGGATTCGGCGGCGTGAACACGTGGCAAGTCTGGATCGTTCTGCCGCAGGACCTGGCAGCAGCCGAGAGCTGGCTCGACGACCACGTCGACGAGCTCGTCGAGGTGCTGTCGCGAGAAATGGTCGTCGCCACGGTGACGCCGCAGCAGTGGGCGCTCGACACCGGAACGGTGCCGATCGTCGTCATCGAGGGAACACGAGAGCAGGAGTAGAACACATGGCATCCATCGGCACCCGTCTGCTGACGATCGAGATCGACGGCCTCGAGTACACCAGCCAGGTCACCAACGTCCGGATCACCTCCGCCGAGAGCGACAGCGACACGGTCACGTTCGCCGACGCCGCCTCGGGCGGTGCGCGCGACTACAAGCTCGCGATGACCCTCCTGCAGGACGCCGCCACCGGCAGCCTGTGGCGAGAGGTCTGGGACAACGCCGGTGACACCGTCCCGTTCACGATCGCGCCGTACGGCAACGCCGCCCCGTCGGCGGCCGAGCCGCACTTCCAGGGCAGCGCGGTCATCAAGGAGCCCGACGGCGACCTTCTCGGCGGCGAGGCCAACGCCTCGACGTCGGCAAAGTTCAGCATCGAGGTCGAGTGGGACTGCACCGCCAAGCCCGTCCCCGTCACCGCCTGAGCCATGGCCAGAGGGTCGGGTCTCAAGGTCGCAGGGCTGAACCGGGTTGTTCGCGACCTGCAGCGCTTCGGCCTTGAGAGCGAAGACCTCAAAGCCGCGTTCTCCCGGATCGCGCAGGTCGGCGCGGGCGTCATGGCCCGCTACGTCCCTGCGCGCTCCGGGAGGCTCCGGGCCGACGTCCGTGGCAACCGGGCCAAGTCCAAGGCCGTGGTGGCTGTCGGTCGGGCGTCGATCCCCTACGCCGGTCCGATCCAGTGGGGCTGGCCAGCCCGCAACATCCGCCCTGCCGGGTTCTTCGAGCGGACCGACGCGGTCATGAACCCGGTAGCCCTCCGAATGCTCGAAGACGAGATCAACAACCAGATCAGAAAGAAGGGACTGTCATGAGCGCAGACATGACTGCAAGCGAGGTCGTGCAGAGCCTCACCGGCTACGAGGAGATCGCGATCGAGAAGGCCCTCGGTAAGCCGATCGAGCACCTGGGGACGGAATCCGGACTCCTGCGAGCCCTGGCGTACGTGACCGAGAAGCGGGGCGGGTCGTCGGAGTCCGACGCCAAGCGACGAGCCCTCAGCCTCACTCGCAAGGAGCTGGAGACCTACTTCAGCGACGACGAGGACGAGGTCATGCCCGACGAACCGGTGACCGACTCGGGAAAGCCCTCAAGCTCCTCCGCGAGCGCGCCGAGGAGCTAGCCGCCTGGTGCCTGGTCACACACCAGTCGCCCGACACGTACATGAAGCTGACCCGCCTCGAACGTGACGCGTTCGTCCGGGTCGCCACCGCCAAGAAGTAGGAGAAGGGTGCCATGTCCCGACCCATCAGGATCTCGATCCTCGCGAACGGGTCGCAGGCACGCCGCGAGGTCACCAGCCTCGGGACCACCCTCAAGAACACCCTCGGCACCGCCGGTGTCATCGCCGGTGGTGCCGGGGTCGTGGCGGCGTTCAAGAGCCTCCGCGATCAGGCCTCGGCCGCGCAGCAGTCCGTGGGCGCCGTCGAGTCCGTCTTCAAGCAGTACGCCGACACCGTCGAGCGACGCTCCAGGGAGGCGGCCGACGCCTACGGCCTGAGCGCGAACGAGTACCGCGAGCAAGCCTCCCTCCTGGGTGCCCTGTTCAAGGGCCAGGGCGTCGAGCTGGACAAGCTCGCAGGCAAGACCGACAAGATGATCGGGGTTGCCTCCGACCTCGCCGCGACCTTCGGCGGAACGACGAAGGACGCCGTCGATGCTCTCTCGTCCGCCTTCAAGGGCGAGACAGATCCGATCGAGCGCTACGGCATCAGCATCAAGCAGTCCGACGTCACTGCGCGGCTGGCGGCCAAGGGGCAGGACAAGCTCACCGGGGCCGCGCGCAAGCAGGCCGAGCAGGTCGCGCGGACTGAGTTGATCCTGAATGGCGCGAAGGATGCACAAGGCCAGTTCGCCCGCGAGAGCGACACACTGGCCGTCGCTCAACAGAAGCTGAACGCGAAGTGGAAGAACGCCCAGGCCGAACTGGGCAAGCGTCTCCTGCCCGCGCTCACCGACGTGACCAACTGGCTCGGTGACAACCTCCCCGAGGCGCTCGACAGGACCGAGGCGGGCCTGGAGTCCGTGGGCGACGTCGTCGGCCCGGTCGTCAAGTGGCTCAACGACCTCCCCGCACCGCTTAAGGAGGTCGCAGCTCAGGCGGCGATCGCCGCGATCGTCCTGCCCAGGCTCGCGGGGGCAGCGACCGGTGCCGGTACCGCGGTGGCCACCCTCAACGCCAGGGTCCGGCAGAACTACGCGGAGATGACCTACGCCGCGACCCGCACCGCCAAGATGCAGAGCGCGCTCAGCGGCCTCGGTGGCACCGCCAGGACGGTCGCCGGTATCGGCGGCATGGTTGCTCTGACCCAGGGAGCGCAGGGCTCCGACGACGCGCTCGGGGCGCTCACCAAGACCGCCGGCGGTGCGGCTGTCGGGTTCTCGCTGGCCGGTCCGTGGGGTGCGGCGATCGGTGGAGCCGCCGGGGCGCTGTGGGGCCTGCACGACGCCACCAAGGTCGCCTGGGACTCCACGCGGGGCGTGGCGAAGTCGACCGACTACGCCAAGGCGTCCCTGGACGGTTACCGCGACACGCTCGACGAGACGACCGGGGCGATCACGAAAATGACCCGCGCGCGGGTCCTCGACAACCTCCAGGCCTCTGGCGTCATCGCGACCGCCACCTCAATGGGCATCGCCACCCGCGACCTCGTCGGCTCCATCCTCGGCAACGAAGGCGCGATCAAGCGCGTCAGCAAGGCGTGGTCCGACCAGGACTCGGTCATGGGCAACCTGATCCAGCGCAACCGGCTCCAGGACTGGTTGGCCGAGCAGGGCGTCGCGCTGGAGAAGGACCAGGCGGCGATCCGCAAGCGCAACGACGACCTCAAGACGTGGGGCGAGGCGCTACGCGGGATCCCCAAGTCGGTGCAGACCGAACTCAAGCAGCTCGGTTACGCGCCGACGCTCGCCCAGGTCCGCCAGCTCAAGCGCGAGTACGGGCTCACGCCCAAGCAGGTGCAGACCATCCTCAAGGCCACCGGCGTGGCAGGCGTGAACGCCGACCTCAAGGGCGTCAAGAAAAACATCGGCGAGGTGGGCGACGCCCGGCCGGATCTCGACCCGATGCTCGGCGCTCTGCGCAAGGGCATGGGCACCGCAAAGACCACCGCTGCCCGAGGCGCGAGCGACGTCCGTGGGAGCCTCCGTGACGGCACGGCCAAGGCCCGACCGAACCTGTCGCCGTTCGTCCAGGTGCTCAACGCCGAGATCGCGCGAGCCAAGGGCCGGGCCTCGAGTGGGGGCAGCAGCATCGGCGCGGCGCTCGCCGACGGCGCCTCGGCTGCCGTGCTGGCGCGTGCGGGCAAGGTGGGCAGCGCGGCGGCCAAGATGGTCACCGACGCGATCGCGGCCGCCAATGCTGCCGGTGACATCCGCTCGCCCTCACGGAAGACCCGACAAACCGGCAACTGGCTCGCCGAGGGTGTGATCGTCGGCGTCGACGAGCGCGGCCGCGCCGTTCGCGCGAGTGGCTCCAACCTCGTCAAGACTCTCCTGAGCGGCCTCGACGACGGCGCCGCCGGTGTCCGTTCGAGCCTCGGCAAGGTCGAGCGCGAGATCCAGAAGTCGGTCAAGCGGCTCACCGGCAAGGCGATGTCGGACAAGGCCGCGAAGGACATGTCGCGGTGGCTCGCCACCGCGAGCAAGGAGCTGCAGGCTCAGGCCAAGAAGTACGCCGCGCAGGTCGCCAGGGTCGAGGCCCAGCAGCAGCGCGTCAAGGATCTCATCGCCCAGCGCAACGACTACGCCGCCAGCGTGCGCGCGAACGCGATCGCGTTCGCCGACATCACCGGCGTCGGCAAGGACGACGAGGGCCGCCAGAGCGCACGCTCGATCACTCAGGGCCTGGCCGATCGGCTCTCGGCTCTGCTCACCTACCAGCAGCAGCTGCAGGCGCTGCGGACGAAGTACAAGCTGAACGCAACCACCTATCAGCAGCTCGTCGACGCCGGGGTCGAGGGCGGCTCGGAGACCGTGCGCGCGCTCACCGAGGGCGGGCAGCAGGCCGTCAGCACCGTCAACACCCTGCAGGGCAAGATCAACGCCGCCGCCGGGACGCTCGGCACCCAGACCTCACGCTCGATGCATCAGGCCGGGATCGACTCCGCCAACGGCCTCCTGAAGGGCATGCGCTCCAAAGAGTCAGCGATCTACCGGCAGGCGACGAAGATGGCCCGCCAGATCGTGCGGGCGGTCCGCAAGGAGCTCAAGAGCGCGAGCCCGTCGAAGAAGATGGTCGCCGAGGGTGTCAACGCGACCGACGGCATCGTGATCGGCCTGGACGCCGAGCGCGTGCGACGTCGCGGCGAACTCCTCGCGAAGGCGCTGGAGAAGGGCTTCAGCCAGCCGCAGCTGGCCGCCCACCTGGCCGAGAGCAGGGCTGCCGCGACCGCAGGGGCCGGGATCGTCACCGTCAGGCTGACGGCCGAGCAGGTGAGCCAGGTTCAGCGCGGCCGCGAGATCCAGCTCGACCTGGACGCCTACCGACGGGCCGGCGGGCGGGTGGCGTCGTGAGGGTCGCAGACAAGCTCAGGCTGCAGATCGCCGTACCGACAGGCGGCCTGCCCAACCTCCTCCAGAACCCCGACGGTCGCGACCTGACGGCCGGGTGGTCGTCGGTGTCCTCGGCCATGCAGATCGACCGCTACGACCTCGACGACGGCAGCGGGCCGTTCGTGCAGCTGCGGCAGCTCGGCGGCGTCGACCCGTACGCCTACACCGATCCGGTGCCGTGCCCGGCCGGTGAGTACGTCGCCGCGAGCTTCCAGACCCGCGCCGCGACCGGCTCCCCGGCGGTCCCCTACTTCGTCGTCCTCGTGCAGTGCCTCAACGCCGCCGGTGCGGTGATCGCGACCTCGACGTCGTCGGGCTACCTCCAGCACTCCAGCGGCACCCGTAGCTACGCGAATCCGGTGCAAGCACCGGCAGGCACCACGAGCGCCCGCATGCAGGTCCGCCTGTACGGCAACACCTCGGGAGCCGCGCCGACGTCCGGGTCGTACATCTGGCTCACCGACGCGATGCTGACCCACGCCGGGTTCCCGCTGACCCCGGCCAGCGCGTACGGCTACCAGCCGCCTCACAACTGGCTGGACGTCCTCGGGCCCACCCACTCCATCAACGTCGACACGTCCGCGCTCAACCTCGGCACCCTCACGGCCGAGATCCTCGACGCCGACCTCGACCCCGCCCTCGTCGACACCGTCCGCCCCGGCAAGCCTGTACGCCTCCAGGCGCTCGTCGATGGCACCTGGGAGGACGTCTTCACCGGCACCACCGCTCTCGGCACCACCGCCTACGACAAGCGCAAGGGCGGCGACCTGACCGAGAAGGGTGCCGTGCGCGTCACGGTGACGGCCAACAACGCGATCGCGAAACTGTCCAACCTCGGCGAGGCTCGCGGCGTCCAGAACATCGCCGACCTGCGGCAGCTCGTGCGCGGGCGCGGCGTCGGCTGGCGCATCAACGGGTCGACCAGCGCCTACTTCGCGCCGCTCACGGTCATCAGCCGCAACGACTCGGCCAGCATCCTCGACCAGATCGCGATCACCCGCGACAGCAATCTCGGGTTCGCCTGGATCGACCGGCACAACTGGCTCAACGTCGAGTCGGCGAGCCCCTCGACCGCTGAGGTCGCGCTCACCGACGACCCCGGCAGCGCCACCGAGGACCTCGTCTACTCCTACGTCGACGCCGACGTCGGCTACTCCACGACCAGCTGCATCAACGAAGTGACCGTCAAGTTCCTCCGGTACAACGCCTCCACCCAGGAGACTGAGGAGATCGCGTACGGCCCGTACCGCGACGAGGCCAGCATCGCCACCTACGGCCCGTTCGGCGCTGAGTTCACGATCCAGGGCGTCACCGAGGACCCGATCGCGATCGGGATCTACGCCGCCAACATCCTGGCCGCCAACGCCGTACCGCAGGCCGGCGCCCGCTCGGTCACGATCAACGCCCAGGACGAGACCGGCGTGCGGACGGCGGCG